CTTCCTCCCATCTTTCAATAGTAACTTTAGATTCTATTCCTGTTGGGACAATTACCAAACCAGCCTCCTGCATAGCCTGACCAATTGCAACTTTAACATCTTTGTCCCCAACTCCTTTGTACGATCCCTGACCTGTTCCGACAAGTAAATTCTTATCTATTGATTTCACAGATTTCATTACTTGGATTATTGCCTTTGATAAGTTTTTCATCAGTTCAAAAGTCTTTCAAGTGTCAACGAAGTCCGGATATAAGCGTTTTTAAATTCCGCTTCTGAAATCGAAGTGAATCCCTTTCCGAAATAGGCATTGAATGCATACTTATGAGCTATTTCAATACTCGGATAAACGACACTTTCATTGGTAAATAATCGCTCTTTTACAAAAAGAAAGCTATTTTCTGACAGTGTCATTCCGTAATATTCCGGGCTTTCCTTTGCTCTAAAATAATTAGGCACTTCAATTTTCCTTTCTATTGAATAGTTAATTGTAGTTTTCATTTCTGTTTTGTTTAAATGTTAAATAATTCAATAGGAATGTATTTCCGCACAATATCAGCTGTTAACTTTTGGTTTTCAATTTTAGCGGCGGCGTAGGCGTAGGCGTAGGCGTCGGCGTAGGCGTAGGCGGCGTAGGCGTAGGCGTAGGCTAACTCTTTTCTTGTTGCAATTCCATTACCAAAATCAATAAGCCACTTTTACCGCATTTTTGACCTTTCATCTTCCATTAAATGCAAAACAGTTGATGCACAATGTCCTTTTGCTAAAGCCAATAGCCTCAAATCATCTGGATTTACTTTTTAAATAGCCATAAAAGCCAGTCGCCTCGGTGACAAGTACCATAAACTTCTTTCCATGTCTTTTCTTCTGCCCATTCTCTTGCTTTTAAGCAAGCATTTAAATTTTCTAATAATTCTTTCATTTCTGTTTTAGTTTTTTGATAATTTCTGAGATAATAAGGATAATGTAAAAGGTCATAAATACCCAAATGAAGCGTTGATTATACATGGATGCGTAAATAAGCATCCCTATAATTAGGATTTCAGTTATTCGTACCATGATAGCAGGACCTCGATTAACCAGGTGTTTTCCGCTTTTCTGAATGATACCATCCCGACCATCCCAATTCCAGCTTTCAGGTTTTGCTGGACAAATCGCGGACTGCAACCGTATCGGGTCGCGTATTCGGTTACGGTTATGTATTTGGTATATGTCATAACTCGGTAGCTTCTTTGATTAGTTTTTGGACTTTTTCATACTCTATTTGGCTTGGAGCGTGTATTGCCAGATACTTTAGCATCTCAAGCATTTCAGGTGCTTTACTGATTAGGAGGGCGTTAGCTAATGTGGTTTCAGGTAATTTTCCTAAAATTTCAGGGTGTTCGCCGTAAATCGTGCATGTTAATCTTCTGAATGAATAATCAAAGTCTGATTCAATTGTGATCCATCCATTTGACCTTTCATCAACATGACAGACATTCCATTTCCCCGGTGTTCCTTTAAATTGTCCCATATCAATATTGGCCTAGTTTTAGTTTAAGTGATGAATCTAATTCGGTATCCCATACCGTAATTTCCTGAAAGTTATCAAAGTCAGCATTGTATTTGAACACCTTCAAAAGTTCAATCTCAACTGATTCAAGGCTTGATAAATGTCCCTCATCCCATGCCATCTTTGATCGGGTTCCGTTTCGTAGTAAGTCCCGGAATACAGATTGCCGTTTATTTCGAGTTCTTCAAAGCGTTTTTTTCATACCGGAACGGTGCTTATGTAGGTGATTAGCCATACGGTTGCAATTGTGATAAATGCGAGACCTCCAGCTATTAAAGCGAGGTCGGAAAGGTTAAGAGTTTTCATAGTGATTCTAATTGTTTTAGTAGTTCGTCTGCCCATTCAATAGACCTTTTTATACAATCTTGTTTTTTACCTTTGAAGTCATTTGTTTGACAAGCTATCCATCCCTGCATCGCCAATCCAGCAAAGTATTCTCGCTTGGTTAATCCTGTCACTTCTTGGTAGGATTGCTCATTTGCATACCCGTAACCGAATGCTGATTGTTGTGAATTTTCCATGTTTTTCGTTTCGTTTAATTGTTGAATCGAAGTACGCTAATGCGAAGTTAAAAAGCAAGACATTTTAATAATTTATTTTCATTTATTTTTTATTGCTATCTTTGGTTGCGGTATGGATGTAAGGGTAACACGAAGGCCTCATAAGCCTTTAACTGTCAGTTCGAATCTGACTACCGCTACAAATGTTAATTCACATGGCTTATAAACCAGAAGATAAGGATAGGATATTTACTGAGATATGTGATTTGATAGCTTCGGGGCTTTCATTACGAAAATCTATTGAGCAAAGCAAAACGATTCCTAAGAAGGTTTTTTTGATTGGGTAGATTCTGACAAGTCCAAAAGTGACCAATACGCGAGATCAATGGAGTTAAGAGTAGAGGTAAAGTTTGAAAGCATTGAAGAAGACTATTCAGAAGATCCTCAAAGGGACTCATTTGGTAAAATAGATTCGGCATGGGTAGCACTTCAAAGGCTTAAGATCGATGCTAAGAAATGGGAACTATCTAAGCTTATGCCAAAGAAATACGGGGATAAGATCGAAAATACTCATATCATTGAAACTCCAATATTTACCGGAATAGACTTAGATGTTCCTACGGACCACAGCTCAGAGTAAAATATCAAAGCTCAGGAAAAGGATTAGGATAGTACAAGGAGGAACAAGTAGTTCTAAAACCTTCTCTATTATTCCTTTGCTTATATCCTATGCCATTGACGTTCCAAACTCAGAAATATCAATAGTAGCTGAATCGGTACCACATTTAAAAAGGGGTGCGGTTAAGGATTTTATCAGTATCATGGTAATGACTGGAAAGTATAAAGATTCCAGTTTTAACAAATCAGATCTTAAATACAGGTTTTGGAACGGTTCTTTTATCGAGTTCTTTTCCGTAGATCAGCCGGATAAACTCCGAGGCGCAAGGCGTGACGTTCTTTTTATAAATGAGTGTAACAACATTCACTTTGAGGCTTACAATCAGTTAGCGATCAGAACAAAGAAATTCATTTACCTGGATTATAATCCAACTTCTGAGTTTTGGGTTCATACCGAATTGCTTAATGATCCCGACGCTGAGTTCATAATCCTGACATACAAGGACAATGAAGCTTTAGCACCGGCATTGGTCAAAGAGATTGAGAAAGCAAGGGAAAAGGCTAAATATTCAAGCTATTGGGCTAATTGGTGGAGTGTTTACGGTTTGGGCCAAGTTGGCAGCTTGGAGGGTGTAATATTCTCGAATTGGTCACAGATTGACACGGTACCGGAAGGATCAAAATTGATAGGCTACGGCATGGATTTTGGATTTACCAATGATCCTACGACACTAATTGCCGTTTATAGATTCAATGATTCATTGATAGTTGATGAACTCATTTACAAGACAGGGCTTTTAAATTCAGATATTATTAATAAATTGACAGAATTAGGGATAGGGAATACTCAGAAGATTTACGGTGATTCGGCTGAGCCTAAAAGCATTGAGGAAATTTATAGATCTGGATTCAACATCAAACCAGTTCTGAAAGGTGCTGATTCTGTTAAGTTTGGAATTCAGATTTTGCAGGAATACAAACTACTTGTAACCAAGGAAAGTACGAATCTGATTAAAGAACTCAGGGCTTATACCTGGGATACTGACAAGACAGGAAAGCAACTGAACTCACCAATTGACAATTTCAATCACTGTATTGACGCAATGAGATACCTGGCAATGATGGAGCTGAAAAAGAAACATACCTTCGATTTCTCAATATGAACAAGCGGGACTATACACTTCTGGCATTATCGTTACTTACATTCTTCCTGACATTCTCTTTTGTTATGGGTAGCGTTAACCCATTTGCATGGCTCTCATGGCATAGGGCTGTATTTGTGGTCTTATACGTTGCTTTTATAGGGTCGATTTACTGGGACCGTAAATAAAAGCGAAAGGCGCAAAGAACTTAATCTATGCGCCTTCTTATACTGTTTCTCCGCTTAATGGAAGATCAGCTGGTTAAAGATAGAAAATATATTATAGTTAACCACAAATATTTTCACAGTTTATTAATACCTTAACATCGAAAATACCTTTTTTAAACCTTTTAAAGAAAATGTTATCGGGTATTTGGACTCCTTTTTTATAGTTCATAGTAACTTTAATAGGCCTGGTTTTCATATAATGCTATTTTATTTTCGTTTAATATATTCAAATATAGTAAAAATTAACGAATTTTTTTATACCTGTAAATTTTTTACCTTTAAATCAAAATCCTGCAAATGATTAAGGCTTTACGGAATTATATAAATCCCCCAGATAAAAACCTACTCAATGAGATAGTTTACCCATACTTTAATAACAATGGGTTAATCGTTTGGTATGATGGATCTCAGCAAACTTTTATAGATGAGGGATACCGGGGTAATGCTTTAATCTATTCGATAATCAGAAAGATAGCAGACAAGGGTAAGGTTTGCCCGGTTTTTGTTCATAAAAACACCGGAAAAGACCGAAAATACAAGGGAGCAAAATACAGCGCAAAGGAACTAAGCAGGGCGCAAAGCAGGGTCTTTCGGATTAAGGAAATGCAGGACGTTCCTGAAAACGATCCTCTTAAATTGCTATTGGAAAGACCTAATCCAAGCCAGACAACAAGTGAATTCGTTAGCGATATGCTTACTTGGTATGATGCTACTGGTGAAATATTCATTTATGGAATGACACCGGAAAACGGGATCAATAAGGGTAAGGTTCAGGAAATGTACGTAATGCCTTCAAACTATGTAGAACTTGTTCAAGGCGGTACTTTTGAACCTGTACATGGGTATAAACTTTCGATCGGCAATCAGTCTATTGAAATACCCAAATCAATGGTCTGTCACATCAAGACCACTAATTTGACATGGGATTTGCAAGGGTCACAGCTTCGGGGGCAATCTCCATTATTACCAGGATTGAAAACCATGCAAGGGAATTCTGAATCGGTAACGGCTAAGACAAACGCATATCAGAATCAAGGTGCTAAGGGTATTATTTCTCCAAACGTTCAAAATCCAGAGTTTTGGCCTACGCCTGAGCAAAGGATCGCTATTGATAACCGAGTTGATGAAAGGATAAACGGGAGCGCAAATATTAACCGGGTTATCGCAAGCTCTTTACCTTTGCGATACGATGCAATCGGACTTAGCCCGGTCGCTCTGGATATTATCAATTCACAAAACATGGATCTGCAAACCCTTTGTGGACTTTGGGGAGTGAATCCGGTATTATTCCAACCTAACGCAACAAATGCAAACTTGGAGGGCGCACAAAAGGCACTTGTTACCGATGTGGTGATGCCTAGGCTGCAGCTCTTTGAAGAAAAGCTGACTGAATGGCTTGCGGTTGGATACGGCAAAGATTATGTAATCGATTTCGATACTTCAAGCTATGCTGAATTACAGCCGGATATTGAGTTGATCATGAAAACCTTTGGAGATAATAAGGCTTACACTCCTAATGAGGTACGTATTATGACAGGCTTTGACGAATCTGAGGCCGTTGGACTTAATACCCATTGGGTTCAAAGTAGCTTGGTGCCTATGGAAGACGCCTTAAATAATCAAGCTGACTTTGTGGATTTTCAGGCTTAACAAATGCCAAAACTAAACCTAGCCCAAATAAGGACCCGAAATAATCGGGTTTTAAAGATGTATGAGAATTACGGGATAAAGGTATTTCAAGCCGCCTTACTTGGACAAGCAACCAATCCAGATCCAAAGATCATGGAGGATGCCTATCTGAACTTCTACGAGATGGTTTTTGTAAACGCTGCCAAAAGAGAATATAACCGAATCCGAATGCAGGAAAAGAGTTTCATTCCAGACGGCTTCTTTTTAGCAACTTGGAAAGCCTATATCAGGGAATGGGTAACCACTACCCTAACATGGGAAATGATTACAAAGGTCAATGAAAACACCTTTAAGCAAATTCGGGAAGTTTTGGTCGAATCTATTGAGCAAGGATTAAACCCTTTCCAGACAGATAAGCTACTCAGGAAGATTATCGGGTCCAAAACCCGAGCGACGGCAATCGCGAGAACTGAAAGCACTCGGGCAAATAACATGGGCAAGGAACGGTCCGCAAATGAATGGGCAAATGAAACAGGAACGGTACTCTGGAAGCTATGGGTTTGGGGAGGTTCACGCGATCCAAGGATCGAACACGTTAATTTGCAGAATAAACCGATACCAAAGGATTCCTTATTTAGCGGTGTTGATGGAAAGGTAATGTCAAAGCCGGGAGACTTGTCAGGCGGTCCGCAAAATACGATTAACTGTTCATGTACGGTAGTTTACATATCTGAAAGATTTGCTAGAAAAAATTATCCTGAAAGTTTTTGATTTGAATTAAAGGTATTATATTAGCCTAAATTTAAACGAAAGCATTTTGACTAATATTTCTGATAATGATTTAATTACCTATTCAAAAGTAATTATTTCGATTTCTCAATCTATTTCATCTGACAAGGGTTTTGCTTTAAGTCTTTTATCAAATGAAGGACCTAAGTTTTTGGAATTCTTTGCAGATGGGTATTCTGGATTATTAAGCATTTATTTTATTACCCTAAATCGAGAAGACAAGAAATTATCTTTTACTGTTGATTCAGGCACTGAATTTTGTGTCCCCCTTGAAATATTTGATCAGATTTTAAATTATTAAATAGGTTAATTGGGTTAGTTTTTTAATCAAAGCCTTAGTCCTCTGGATTAGGGCTTTTTTGTTTGGATTTTATTTTTTATATATTTGCTTATACAAATATGCAAATGCAACTAAAAGGAATTAATGAAGGCTTTCAAGATACTGACCTAAAGCAAGGGATTGTTTCAGGGTATTTTTGCAATTTTCGGTAATAAAGACCTTGACGGTGACATTATCGAACCGGGAGCGTTTTACCAAGACAATCCAGGAACGCGGGCCAATGGGTAAGAAGCTGATTAAGTTTCTAATTGACCATGACAAGACCAAAGTTCCTGGTGTAATCACTGAACTTTACGAAGATCAGAAAGGATTGAAGTACTCAATGAAGGCAGGCACCCACTTTGAAGGGCAAGACTTTATCAAGATGGTCGAATCTGACATTATAAATCAGCATTCTTTTGGCTTTTCAGTTCCAAAGGATAAGCAATATTTTGACCAAAGCAGAAAAGCGAACATAATCAAAGAGGTAATGATGTTTGAAGGTTCAGCGGTTAAGTTCTTAGGGGCTAATCCTGAAACTACTTATATCGAATCAAAGTCATTTCAAGACTACCTCACAACTTTAGAAAAATTTATCAGAACAAGCGATGCCTCCGACGAGTGCATCCAATCAATAGAATCACTTTTGATCAAGTTGAAGCCGGAAGATTCCACTTCAAAGGATAAAAAAGCCGATAAAGTAATCGAACTTAAACTATCATTTGAAAAATGGAAAATTTAGAACAACTAAAAACAGATCTGCAAAAGTCTATTGACGAAGCGGGATCTGCATTTACCACCAAAGCGGGTAACGCTGAGGCGAAGGCCAATGAAGCTTTTGAAAAAGCTGAAACGGTATTGAAATCAATGGACGGTATGCTTACCAAAGCTGAGGCGATGGAAATGCAAAAGCAACTGGACGCACTGGACTTGAAAAGTCAGCACCAGTCTACTATGAAAGTCGAATCTTTCGAGGATCATTTTGCAAAGGCATACGCTCCGGCACAAAAGAAAATTGAAGAGTGGAGAGCTAGTGGACACCTGAAGGCACCAATTACTTTTGAGTTTGACTCAAAGGCAGTAGGTACAATTACTTTGGCTTCTACTATTAACAACGTAGCGTCTTCTGGTCAAGTAACGATTTCCGAATTTACCGGAATTGTAAGCCCGATCAGACAGAGACTACTTACTTACCTTTCAAACGTATCCAGAGGATCTATCGGAACTCAGTTTGCGGTATGGGTTGAAGAGTACGATCAGGAAGGCGTTCCAGTATTCATCGGCGAAGGTGTTGCTAAGACTGCTATTGACACTCAATACAAAGAGCAAAGAGCAAAAGTAAATAAGATCGGAGTTCACATGAAAGTGACTACCGAACTTCTTGAAGATGCTGCATACTTAATGTCTTACATTCAGTCAAGCGGAGTTAAGCGTGTTGAAGTTGCCATCGAAAACCAACTCTTCACAGGTAACGGTACAGATCCTCAGTTGATCGGTTTGCTATCCAAATCCACCACTTTCACAGGTGGCTCAATGTCTGGAAAAGTTGAGGCTGCAAGTAACTGGGATGTTATTCATGGTATTATCGCCCAGGTGAGAGCTGCAAACGGTGTTGTAAACGGTATCTTCGTTGAGACTGGGCAATTCCATGTTATGCTATCAGTTAAGGATTCTCAGAATAGATATATCCTTCCTGCGGGCGTTAGCTTTGATGCTCAAGGCAACTTAAACGCATGGGGTGTTAGAATCATTCCTACAAACGCACTGACTGGAACGGCTGCCGATTTTGTTGGCGGTGATTTGTCAGTAGTCAAGTAAGATTGAGAAGCGGCATTCAGGTTACTATCGGTGAGTCAGGTGCTGACTTTATCGAGAACCTGAAAACGATCAGAATCGAGCAAAGATTGGTTCAGTTCGTGTCTGCAAATGATATTCCGGTATTGGTTAAAGGTGTTTTCTCAACTGCGAAAACAATCCTCGAAACCACTTAAATATTATCTGTTTTCGTTTAGTTTTAAAGCCTGGTAAAATTTATCAGGCTTTTTTTTGTGCCTTTTTAGGATATTAAAATAAGTTTGGCTATGTTTGGGATAAACGAAACAGATATGAGAAATTCAAACAAATTATTATTGCCATTATTAATTAATTTGGCGGTAGGGTTATTCCTTTTAATAGGATATGTAAAATGTGTCATCAAGGTGATCGACTGTAATTGGAATCCAATCGGAAAGGCTGAAATCATTTATACGGCTGGAATTTTTACCGGACTTGGCGGAATTATAGGATGGATTGAGATTGAAGACAAATGACAGCATTTGAACAGTACCTAATCGAACAAGGGTTTGAAAGGATGGTTTTTAAGGTTGGTGAATTAGTAGCCCAAAAGAACTATTTACTTTCAAGCATGGGTGATATTGATTACCGATACATTAAAGAAGAAAAACAGATCATTTTTGGCCTTCATGAAAAAGATAGGCCTCCGACCTTGATTTATCCAAGACCTTTTATCAAATCAAATGATCCAAATGTTTATTCATTCTCAGACGATGCTATGAATAGGGTATTAATGAAATATACGCCTGAAGAGGTTTTAACGCAATTTTTGACAGGTCAATAACTTTAGAAGTATGAAACAATAGTATCAATAATAGTTTACAACCGTTACGAAAATATTGACCGTTGGATTAAGTGCTGGCATAAGTCCGATCAAACAGATGCGGAATTAGTTGTGATCCAAAGCACTGATAATCTTGCAAGACCGGATCAAATACGTTCTTTATGCGAGGTAAACAATATCCAATATTTTGAACGGCCTAATATCGGAATGGATATAGGTGCTTTTCGGGATGTCTGCCAAAATAAGATCAAAGGATTTCCTCAGTTTGATAAGCTTCTATGGATTACCGACGACGTAATCCCAATGGATCGAAACTTTGTGCATTCCTTTACCAACTTTGATGGGTTGGCGTGTCTTGAGATAGCAAGCACAAACGCACCTTTGCACGTCCGAACTACTGGATTCTGTATTAATCGGGACATGGCAAATCGATTGGTTTTCGGTACGTTACTTACGAAAATGGATTGCTATGATTTCGAACATCGAAGCGATTACACGCTAATGTTACAGGTTCAAAGAATGGGTTATGAGGTGAAACAGATTGCACCTATTCAAAACTCAGTCCTTTGGGATACGGGAAACAGGGCGCATTTAAACAGGATGAAAGAACACGTCCGGGAGTTTAGAGACATGGATTTCGGGAAAGTAACTATCATTTGCCCGATATTCAATTCTTATCCTTATATTATTCATTCTTTACAGGCACAAACCTATAAGAATTGGGAACTGATTTTAGTTCATGATGGACCTAATGAAACTGGATTAGCCCAAATGATATTTGGTCCAAGGGTTAAATACTTTGCAACAAAACAAAGATCAGGCAATTGGGGTCATAAGATTAGGGCTGAAGAGATCCAAAACTTACCAGATTCAGGTTTTGTCTTGATTACCAATCCAGATAATTATCATGTGCCTACGTACTTGGAAAAGATGTTGCAAGGTTTTGAAAACGATTCAATAAGGGCTACATATTGCTCTCAGATGGTTCACTCCTATACTGATTGGAAAGTAATCGAGTGTCGGGTGCAAAGAGGGTATCTTGATTGCGCCGGGGTAGTAATGAGGAACGCGACTGCAAAAGAGGTAGGATGGAATGACACCGAAACTCATTCGGCAGATTGGGAGTTCTTTAATGATGTGGTAAATCGTTTTGGATTGAGTGTATTTAATAAGGTGGAAGGATGTTTATTGGTACATAATTAAACGAAACAGAAATGAAAATGAAAAAGCTAATAGAAAAGCGGTTAAAAGTGGCTAGAATGAGGCAATTATTAAACCAATTGCATAATGATGAAATTTCATTTTCAAGAATGGTTGAAATAATAAATGATGAGTCAGGTAGTTTAATTTTAAAGGAATTGGATGAAAAGGAATTAGAAAGACTTCAAAAAATAGGGAATAAGTATATTATTGAGGGGGTTGGCAAAAAAATGTTTATAAGTCAATATGGTATTTTAAGATTTAGAATCATATCCTTGAATTCAAATAAAAATGAGAAAGCTAATATGGATTTATTATTATTGCGGGAATGTTACTACCTATAATTGTGTCCGCCTTACTAAACAATTGGTGGTGGATAGTAGGTTATTTCTTATGGTGGCCAATTTCAAGGTTTTGTTTAATTATAATAGAATCTTTACTTGAGTAATCAAATGAAAACACTTGTTTTAGGAGGCACTGGCCTATTAGGAAAAGCACTGAAAGCGATTGACCCGGATTTGATTTGTTTGGGGTCGAATGATGGCGATATTACATATTCTGAAATGATTTATGCTTCATTAACAAAGTATAATCCTGATTTGATTATACTTTGCGCCGCTTCATTGGATAATTCAAAAAAACTAGATTTGATTAATGTGAATATATTTGGATCTGCAAACGTAGCAAGTCAATGCTCTGTTTACAACAAACGCCTCGTCTACATCTCAACCGATTACGTTTATCCATCCCAAACAGGAAACTACAAAGAAACGGATCCTTTATTACCGTTCAATGACTACGCTTGGTCAAAGCTAGGAGGTGAGTGCGCTGTCAGATTGGTTCCAAATCATTTGATAATCAGAACAAGCTTCGGATCTTCTGAATTTCCGTATCAGGTTGCCTATAATAACAAATGGACGTCCAAAGATTATGTCGATATTATCGCTCCAATGATTTTGCAAGCGGCTCAATCTGACTTGCAGGGAGTTGTCAATATTGGTACGGAAAAGAAAACTATATTTGATTATGCAAGTAAACGTAATACAGTAAAAGGAAATCCATTAACAGACAGTTCAAGCCCTAGGGATTCATCATTAAATTTAGATAAATGGAAAGCATTTCAAAAAAGCATAGTAAGTGCCGATGCTGCGGAAACGAGCGACTGACACCGTATTTAGACCTAGGATTAACACCTTTGGCTAATAACCTATGCGATACCAAGGAAGATTCTTTAAACGCTCTCAGACTGCCTCTAATCGTTTGCTTTTGCGAGAAATGCGGGCTATCTCAATTATCTGAGGTAGTCAATCCGAAAACACTTTTAAATATTACACCTATCGTAGTTCTGTTAATGCCGGATACATTGAGCATTGCGCAAACATGGCTCAGGAACTGAAAGAAACTTATAAGCTAGACCATAATTCATTTCACATTGACATAGCTGGGAATGATGGAACTTTGTTATCTGTATTTCAAAAAGAAATAGGGCATTCTGTTTTGAATATTGACCCGGCTGAAAACCTTTGCACAATAGCTAAGGAAAACGGGATTAATTCCTTCGCTAGGTTTTGGGGTCTTGGATTGGGAAATATATTTGCAAATGATTGCGACCTGATTACGGCAACCAATGTCTTTGCCCATCTGGATAATGTCACTGAGTTTTTAGAGGCTTGTAAGATGGCTCTTAAGCCTAATGGAGTTCTTGTAATTGAGAATCCATACTTTCCTCATACGATGGAAACAAATCAATTCGACCAAGTATATTTTGAACACGTGAGTTATTGGTCATTGATTCCAATGATTTTGCTTTGTGAGAAAATAGGACTGAAAGTTATTGACTGTAAAAAGTTAGAAATACATGGAGGGTCTATGAGATATGTGATTGCTGATAAAGATTCATATTTTGAAGAAGCGGAAAAAGTAAATACTGTTTGTGAATTTTTAAATATTGAATCATTGGATATTTGGTCCCTTGAAATCCAGCTTATAAAACAATTGATAATTACCCAACTGAAGGATATTAAAAAAAACAGGGCAAAAGTATTGCAGGATTTGCAGCGAGTGCCAAAGGAAATACCTTGATGAACTATTGTGGAATAGACCACAAGCTAATAGATTTCATTTGTGATGAAACACCGGAAAAGATCGGGAAATATTCACCTGGAACCGGGATTCCTATTCACGGTTTAAAAAGAATTGAAATAGCCCAACCTGATTACATTCTGATTCTATCTTGGAATTTTCAGGAACATATAATAGCAAAACTCAGAAATATTTGCCCTAATTCTAAATACATTGTACCCATCCCGGAATTTAAAATAATCGAATGATAATCTACTCAAATCCTTTCAGGTCTGACAAAACATAGGCAAGGCTTACAATGAGTTTATAGAGTGCTTAAACGTGCCTTTAGACACTTGGATAGTGATTCAGGATGGAGATATTACCTACCTAACCGATGATTGGGGCAAAAGGATTGAAGATTCTTTAGCTTTGGATGGTTCAAAGTTTGGACTGGTTGGATGCAAAACAAACAGGATTAGAGGCCGTCAACAATTACATAACCATACCTTTAGCTCTGATTTTGACGTTAAAAACCATCATGAAATCGCATTGCAATACAAAGAAGTTGGAATCGAACCGATTACCCGGGATGAAATAGTTGCGGGGTATCTAATGGCGTTCACAAAAGAAACTTGGAAGTTAGCTGGGGGATTTACCGAAAAGACACCAAGTGCTGACGCGATCTTTAACGAGAAAGTAAGGGATCTTGGAAAGCAGATAGGTCAATTCAAAAATCTGTATGTTTTCCATTGTTACCGTATTTGGGCGGAAAATATGCCTTGGATGAGTACCGAACATTTGCAATAATTATTTTTTGTATCTTTAATAAAAAAAGTATGCCTCCTAGCAAACTAATTATTTCAATAGCTTCGGTAACCACCGAGCCAATTACTTTGGCAGATGCTAAAAATTGGATGCAAATGTCAAGCGATCAGGTAGACTGGGACACTTTGATAACTACTCTGATTCAATCTTCTAGGGAAACGACTGAAAAGAACTCAGGCCAATTGCTGACCGTTAGGAATGTTACGATTACCAATAATGGAGCATCTGAAAGGATATATCCTATCGGTCCGTTTGTTTCAGATGTTACCACGGATTTGACAGTAATAGACGATTACACTTATAGTGCTGGATTTGCGACTATTCCAATGGATTTGAAAGTAGCGGTATTGCAAAGGGTTGCCACTGGATTTGCATACAGACAGAACGGGCTATCAATGGCGGTCTATCAGGCTACAAATTTGTCAATAACAAGCGAGTTTAAATATCGGGAGGACTTATGGGTATGACAGATTCAATGAAGGAGAAAATGATTAAAGTAGTCATTGATGATAAAGGTAATTTGGAATTTAGAACTCCAAACGGTGAAAGGCTTCCGGCTGTAATAGAGTCATCTATTAATTGGGAATATTGTAATAAAGGTCTAATTAGATTAACAATTGTTTTTGACGCTTACATGGATAATCAAAAATGATCTCATTCGGCTCATACGATCAATCAATTTCCTTTGTAAACTTTCAGAATGTTTCCGACGGGGCAGGCGGTTCAGTACCCACCGCTTCGACTACTTTAACAACCTTCGCAAGTGTTAAGCAGGTACGCGGGGGAATGGATATTGAATCTGCACAAATGACCTTACCAAGGACTTATAACGTAAAGATTCAATGGCGGTCAACCTTTATTCCAAATGAAAAAATGCAGGTCTTGTATCGGGGTGTTTACCATAAAATTACAGGGGTTACGATTTGGGATGAAAGGACAACCAGAGAGTTTTGGTTTACGATGGTCCGGATTGACGAAGCATCCAATTTAGCGCCTGAACAAATTCCGAGTCAATTACAATCTTCACTTCAATTTACTATCTAATGGCAAAAATAACATTTACAAATAAAGTTGACAGCATTTCAAACCCGGCTCTAGCAATAAATAAAATAGTTGCGGCCGACATGAATGAGATTAAAACCTCAGTTAATGCTCTTTATGACTTAGCAGATTTAAGACAGTTTACATACGCTCAATTACTATCTGCAATAAGTGGAAGTACATTAGTGTCGGGAGAAAAATAGTCCTTACCGACTTCGCCACAAAACATTATATGTTAAATGGAGCCTCCTTACTTCTCGTATCTAGTTCTCCTGTTATTAACACTGGGGCTACTGAACCTTTGATTCTTACAGCTTTAAGTACCAACAAGGTTAGTAATATTGTAGAAAGTGCTTTATACCCTCAAGACATTTTACATTACGATTGGAATGGTGAAAACTGGAAATTTGATTTAGCTTTTGGTGCTAATGCAGGCGTAGTATTAACAGGATGGAAGGGAGTGATCTATTTCAGACACGATACAATCAATGATGTTAGTATGGGGTATGATTTTAGAACTACAAAATTCAGAAGGTGGAAATCATCTATTGTAGTGGATTTTCCTAACTCGACATATCTTAGCAATAGTTCAACAAGCCCATACACAATTAGTGTAAATGATTTTGTAGACGTGTTAACTTTTGAACCAATTATAGAATATAATAAAGGTGTTAGAAACGTTCATTTTAAATCAGCAAGAGATAATGTTAATACAAGTTCTTTTTATCAGCCTTCAATTTTATTAAACAATGTTTTTTTCTTACTGATAATGGAGGGTTTTTAGTTATTGATTCAAATAGTTTTGGATTTAATTGTTCTTTGAATACTTTTGCTAGTGATCTTCAAGGGAACGTATTTGGTAATTATTTCTCGGATAACACAACTCAAAAACAATTCAAATTTAATGTTTTTGGTAATGATAGTATCCTGAATAATTTCAAAGGTGAATTTCAATTCAATAATTGTGGCACAGAATTTTGGTATAATAATTTTGGAGATTTTATAGCATCGAATGTATTTGGTCCAAGTTTCGGTTATAATGAGATTGGAAATAGAATGAGATATAATGAGTTTGGGGCAAAAGTTGAATATTTAGTAACCCCAAATTCAGGCGCGCTATATTTTACAGCTAATAAAATAAACTCAGGTGTAAAGGGAAGTTTTGGAAGTACGATTAATTTCACAGGGGCTACTCATGCTTATCAAGACTATAATTGTGAAATATTCAAACGACAAGACGGTACTATTAAATTAAAATATGTTAATAATACTGATACTGAGGTAGTTGTAATGGTAAGCGCCTAAAATGAGCATCAAAGTAATAGGATTAGACGCTGCGATTAGATCCCTCCGAAAGAAGGGTCAAGATGCTGAAAGGGCTATTCTGGATGAGCTGGAATCGACCGCCTCAAACATTGAAAAGACAGCCGTTGACTTGTCAAAAGGTTACCTTTTAGGTGAAAAATTAAACATTAATCAAAGAATAAATAAGTTTCCTGATAATAAAGGGTTTACCTGGACAGTAGGGATTGAAAGCCAAAACGACTTTGATGCCTATGTGGAATTCGGGACGGGATTAAGTGCAAAGGAAATCCTTTCAAGACCTGAATACACTCCGGAAATAAGGGCTTTGGCAATGACTTTCTATAAGAATGGTGAGGGTACTTTAAGGGGCAAGCCTTATATGTTTCCTGCCTATTTCCAGCATACAGCTCAATTAGTTCAAAGATTAAAGGATGAAGTTTCAAAGGCGGTAAAATGATAGAAATAGGCACATCAATAAGACAAGCGATATTAACGGCAATAACTCCGTTGGTGGTGGAAACGGTAACTATTCCGGTTTCAGATACGGAATTAAACCCAAATCAAAGCCCGGTTACTTACCGATCAGGGAAAGCCTATGTAATTATCTCAGATCAATTTGAAGCGGAAACAAATGGAAATAGCTGCTCGAATAGACAAAATGTATCCGTAACGATTGACATTATCACTAAATTTCCATCCGGAACAGGTGGAAAGCTTGCATCTGAAAAGATAAGCGGAGTGATTAAATTAGGATTGAAAAACGTAATAGCACCTTCTGGATTTCAGATACTTGATATAAACATGGATTCAAGTACCTCACTGATTGAACAGGGATCAACCCAAATAGCATTTAGAAAGGTCTTGAGATATACCTTTGATGTTTATGGGTGAAGTTCTTCACCTGTGAGAGCGTAGTAAAGGTTTTGGAGTTGGTGGACTGAATTAATACCAATATAACCACCCATTACTCCTCCTTTTGTGTTATATCCTGATTCAAAGAGCGCTAAGTGAAATATCTTTAAATTATTTGTTTTTTTGATCCTCTTTTTAAACAGTACCATCCATGTTTTTCTTTTACAAATCCAAATCGAAATAACCATTTGTCATTTAAAGGTATTAGATCAATTTCATCTAAGGAAAATCCTCCTAATAATAAATCATGAAAATATTCTAAATCTATTGAAAAAACCACTTCTGTTATTGATGAGGCAACCAAATTCCCAATCCTTAATTCGTTTGCATTAATCATTTTATATCTGTTTTAAGTTATCCAAATATAGTAACCATTCCGATAATCGCAAGCTTTTTGATTTAT